GCTGGCCGCCACGGGTGAAGCGGTGTTCCTTATCGCTCTGCAGGAGAAGCGTCAGGCGTTTTACCGCTCCTGCAGGCAGTTTCCCGTGTTCGGCAAAGGATGGCTGAACCGCTGCGACGATGCGTTCAGCGTGGCGCAGGAGCTTGTTTAATTTTTACATCACTCCCCCTATGAGCAAGAAACCCCGCAGTCAAAAGGCCGCCAGGAAAACCAAGACTGCCGACATTGAGATTTTCGAAGATCGTTCCCCTCAGGAAAGAGGATATCTTGGTTTTTACACCAGCATCACGCCCAGGGTGCTGAAAAATGCCCGCGAGAGCATCCAGACGGGCAATATGCTCGACTTGGAACGCGTGTTTCGTTCGATGAAAATCGAATGGCCCCGGCTGCGGGGAAACCTGCGGAAGCTCCGCGAAAAGGTTCAGGCCTTGGAAATTACCGTGTCCCCCTGGGCCGAGAAAGGCAAAAAGCCGACACCAACGGCCAGCCGGCATGCGGATTTGGTGGAATCCTCCCTGTATTGCTGCCGGATTGAACAGGGGAAATGGGAACTGGATCTGAACGGATTGATTGGGGCCTTGGCGGAAGCTCCGGAACGCGGAGTGGGTGTGCTGGAAATCATGTGGAACCCCGGCCATATCCGGGCGCCCCGCGCCTATTGTCCCATTCCTTCCACATTTTACAAATGGTCCAGCTACCCGGCGCAAATCGACCGTCTTGTACTATGTCCGGACGGAGTAGGGTGCGGTCCCGAAATGGAATTCCCTCCCAACAAATTCATTGCCTCCCTCAACTGTGACGGGCTTGACCATCCTATCTACGGCGCCAACCTTCTGGCCCTGGTCGGTTGGTTCGGCGCGGCCAAATTCGGCTTGTCCTGGTTCATGGAATTCTGCCAGATATTCGGATCTCCTCTGCGTCATGGAAAAGCATCGGGAACCCTGGCGCAGAAGAAGCTATTTGACCAGATGGTGAAATTCGGACAAACGGGCATCCTTGTAACGGACCCGGATGCAGACGTGCAATTTCATGACGCCGTAAAAGGAGGCAACCAGCTTCCGCACCTGAACATGCTCGAAGAGGCCAACAAGGCATGCGACATTCTGATTTTGGGTCAAACCCTCACCAGTTCCGTTTCCAGCACAGGCGGCAACCGTGCGTTGGGTGAGGTCCATGAAAACACGGAAAACCAGGTTGTCCTTGCCCGCGGGAAATACGTTGCCGGCGTTCTCAACCAGCAGCTTGTCCCGGCCATCCTGGAACTTAACCTGGGAAGACGCCCGGAACATCTGCCCTTCATCTCTTTTAAGGATCCGTCCTCCGGTATGAGTGAAGCAAAACTGGGGTGGGTGGAAAGGGCAACCAGAATTGTTCCCGTCGCTGAAGAACAGGTTTACGACTGGCTTGATATCCCCATGCCTGAAGAAGGGGCGAAACTCTACCAGCCGCCATCTTTTGGGGGATTCGGGCCGGAAACGGGAGAAGTGGATGACCTGGACCGGGAATCCCTGGTTCATGCGGCGCGTAAAAAAAAACGCTGAAGCACATTGAAGAAATTAACCGGATTGCCCTCCGTGTCGGTCGCCAGACGGACCAGGCGGCCCATGAACTGACCTCCGGTGTTGCCGGATTCATGGAAGACCTGATTGCCGCCGTAGAAGCCGGGGAAGACCTGGAAACAGTCATCCGGTCCGCCCGTAGGCAGGTGCCGGACCTATGGGACAAAATAGATACCTCCAAGCTGGAAGATCGGCTGGTCAAGGTCCAGCATGCCGCGCTGGAAGCCGGCTGGAACTCCATGCGCGAATCCAAAAAGGCCAACGGGGAAGGATGACGGGCCATGAACATTGAAATTGACATGAGCGGCTTTGATGCCGCGCTGAACGAAGCCGTGAAGATTGTCGCCCCGGAAACGCTGGAAGCTGCGAACCGGGAAAGCGGCGAATATCTGCGGGACTATCTGGCGTCCTGGTACGACGGCAAAGGACGGGAACACTGGATCAACAATTCTCTTCCTACACATGGCCCGGGACGCATGGCGACAGGCTGGTTTTCCAATATTGCCCGTAAATGGTTCCTTTCCTCCGCGAATGCTTCCGGAGCGGTTATCTCCAATTCCGATGAGGACGGATCCCTGCGGCATAAAATAAAGGGAGGGACAATTACGGCCAAAAATTCCGGGGCGTTGACCATTCCCCTTGTTCCGGAGGCCCACGGGCGCCGGGCTGCTGATTATCAGTCCGAAATCGGGGAATTGTTCACCATCCCCAACAAAAGCGCCCTGTTTGAAGCCGTGGACGGCGGGGGAGTGCGTGCGGTGTATGCCCTGCGCCAATCCATCACACAGGCCCCATGGCCGGACGCCATCCCGACCGGCGAGGAACTGGCCGCGGCCTATGGCGTCAAGCTCATGGACGTTCTGGCGGCGTCTCTTGACGCCTGAAAGTGAGAGCCAGCCCCGGCTATTTACGCTTTTCCGTTTCATGCCATGCTTGGGGCATGGATTTTGAATTCAACGTTCCTCTTGCGTTTGGCGACGCTCCGGCCTGTATCGTGTACATGCCGGAGGGGGAACATTTCATCAATGCATCCATTGGAGGTCGGCAGAAAGTGATTGTGGACCGCTCCTGCCTGGAGGCTTTGCAGCGGGACCTTGCGTTGAAGCTCACTCAAAACGTGCGGCCCGTCTGCTACTTTGACCACAAGACGGGACCCGCTTCCTTTATTCCCGCTTCCTTTGACTACATGGACGGCGTGGGGGTCATCCTCAAGGGGGAATGGACGGAAAGCGGTAGGAAAGCGGTGCTGGGGCGTGACTACAGCTATTTTTCTCCGGCATTCAAGCTCAACACGGCAACCTGCCGCCCCATAGGCCTTGAACCGGATGACATTGAGGTTGGCTCTCTGGTGAATGACCCGGCCTTTGAGAATATTGCCCGCATTGCGGCCGGCAAGGCCAGACTTGAAAATTTCACGGTTCTTGAACCGGACATGCTTTTGAATAGCGGCGGAGAGGATACCGGTGCTGTTCATGACCAAACAAATAACACAAATACAACAATGTACGAACTACTGGTTAAATGCGGCGTCCTCACCAAAGAGGAAGCCGCATCTGATAAGGCCGGCAAGATCGCAGAGGACAAAATCAACAACCTGAAGAAGAAATCTGAGGGGGTCGAGCAGTCCAAAACGGAACTTGAAGCGGCCCGAAAAGAGGCGGAAGACGCCAAAAAAGAAGCAGCCACCTGCAAGGCGGCCAAGGCCAGGCTGGATGAAACCGAAGCCAAACTGAAAGCGGCGGAAGCCGAGCTTGCCGAGGTGAAAGCCTCCAAGGCGGCTCTTATCGACGCGGAAATTGAAGCCGCCATCAAGGCCGGCAAGATTGCTCCGGAAGATGAAGATGCCAAAGAGGCCTTGAAGACCGCTCTAACGGCCAATATCAAGGCCGGCAAAGCTCTGATCGCCTCCATAAATCCGAACCCTGCTTTTACGACGGTGGTCGCCGGAAAGGCCAATAACGGAAACGGCGGGAATGAGCCTACCGGACGTGACCGCATCATT